GACGACAAGATTAATCTACAAAACTTACCTAGCCGTGGGGTGAACGGTAAGAAGTTAAAGCAGAGTATACTTGCACCAGAGGGACACACGTTGATAGATGCTGACTCAGCCCAGATCGAAGCGAGAGTATTGGCGTGGCTTGCAGGACAAGATGATTTGACCAAAGCGTTCAGAGATGGCGAAGATGTGTATAAGAAGATGGCATCACGTATCTATGGAGTTAAGGAAGAAGATGTTACCAAGGATCAACGGTTTGTTGGTAAGACAACTATCTTAGGTGCAGGGTACGGTATGGGGGCGCAAAAGTTTCAGAACCAACTGCAAACATTCGGGTTTGATATGAAGCTAGAGGAAGCACGACGTGTTATAAAGATATACCGTGAGACTAACGATAAGATTAACGAGTTATGGCGTGATGCACAACGCTACCTCGAACATACATATGCGTTTGGTTTAAAAGATGTGTTGAAGATAGTAGACGGCACAATAATACTACCATCTGGCTTAAAGCTACGATACGAAGACCTACAATTTGACAAGACTGACAAGGGTTTTGAGTTTCATTACAAAGTTCGGCGGGGACGCAATAGGATATATGGTGGTAAGGTTATAGAGAATGTATGCCAAGCTATAGCACGTTGTATTATTGGCGAACAGATGTTGAAGATAGCGCAGAAGCATAGGGTCGTTTTGACAGTTCACGATTCTGTGGTATGCTGTGTTAAAGATGAGGACGTAGTAGAAGCGCAAGAGTATATCGAAGAATGTATGCGTTGGACACCCGATTGGGCAGAAGGTTTACCGATTAATTGTGAGTCGGGAACAGGCAAATCATATGGGGATTGCGAATAATGACAGATGAAGAAGAAAAAGAAAAAGCTAAAAAACTTTTGAAGAGAAGAAAATGGGCTGACTTACAACACGCAATCCACGATCCTAACTATAAAGACCCTACTCTTTTAGATGAAGATGCAGATGAATGGTTAATTCGTTTAAATAGTTATCAGTATCCATTAGAAAGAAGCCCTCAAGAAATGGAACGAAGATACGTTTTAAATAAAAAAAGAGAGAAAGAATAATGATAACGAAAGTAGTAAAAAAACTTTGGAAGGGTGAGTATGTTTCTGTACGTGATTATGAAGTATCAAACGCTATTAACAATGGGGGGATGTGCATAATACATAACGAAGAGACTATGAAACTTACCCCTACACAATTAAAAGACTTAGAACCGCAGGGTGAAGCTTTTAAATCTCAATTTAACAATAGTAAATATAAACTTGTCGATATATTTTGGAAACCCCAATGAGCATATCGCCGTGGTCGTTTAGTAGAATTAAATCCTTTGAGCAATGCCCGAAGCAGTTCTACCATATGAAGATAGCCAAGGATTACCATGAGAGTGAGACCGAAGCCATGCGATATGGAACGGAAGCCCACCTCGTTGCCGAAGAGTTTATCCGTGATGGGAAGGCAGTGCCTAGTAAGTTTGCTTATATGAAGGACCCGCTCACCTCGCTAAGTAATAGACGTGGTAACAAGTTAACAGAAATAAAGATGGGGTTGACCGCAGACCTAGAGCCTTGTGAGTTTATGGCTAAGAATGTGTGGTGGCGTGGTATCGCTGATCTCGTCATCATGGATGGAGCAAAGGCATGGGTGGTAGATTATAAAACAAGCAAGTCTGCTAAGTACGCAGATAAGGGTCAGCTTGAGTTGATGGCTATGGCAACCTTCAAACACTTCCCCGAAGTAACACAGGTAAACGCAGGGTTGATGTTTGTAATAGCTAAAAAGTTTGTTAAAGAGAAATATACAGATGACATGTTACCTGCTTTGTGGGATAAATGGTTAGCGAGTTACAAGCGTATGGAGATTGCATACGAGGAAGATGTTTGGAACGCACGACCAAGTGGGCTTTGCAAGAGGCACTGCGCCGTAATTGAATGTGTATATAATGGGAGTAATTGATGCCATATACAAAATCACCTAGACCCTACAAGAAAGAATATAAGAAACAACAAGAGCGTGGGGAGAACCCAGAGAGAGCAGAGCGCCAACGTGCCAGACGTGCTTACGACAAAAAAGGTATTAACCGAAAAGGTAAAGATATATCTCACAACAAAGCCCTAGCCAAGGGTGGATCAAACAAAGACGGAACAAAGTTAGAAAGTCCTTCAAAGAACCGTGCAAGAAACGGACAGAAGGATAAGAAGAAAAAGAAATAAATAACTTGGGAGAGTTAAATGGAGATTATAGACGATAAGGCGTTACTGCTACGCTTACGTGATCCTAGTAAAGTAACGAATGTCATACCTAAAAGCAAAGACCTTGGCGACAACAAAGTTCTGGTAAATTGGGGATTACAAGAAGCAGTGAGCCTCAATGCTCTCGACATAAAAGCACCGTCACCCATAGAGAAACTGTATCAATGGACAGGCAAGTACAAACCGTTTGACCATCAAATAACAACATCGTCTTTCTTTACGTTGAACAAGAAGGCATTTTGTTTTAACGAGCAGGGTACAGGTAAGACCGCTAGTGCTATATGGGCATCAGACTATTTACTAAAACACAAGATTATAAAACGTGTGTTAGTTATCTGCCCTCTCTCGATCATGGATAGTGCATGGCGTGATGACTTGTTTACCTTTGCTACACACAGGACAGTATCTGTAGCACACGGTGCATCGCAGAAACGTAAGAAGATAATCAACGAAGGTTCTGAGTACGTTATTATAAACTACGATGGGGTAGCCATAGTTCTAGATGAAATAAAGAGGGGTGGGTTTGACCTTATCATTGTGGACGAAGCAACGCACTACAAGAACGCACGGACGACACGGTGGAAGACACTTAAACAACTAGTTGATGAAGATACGTGGTTGTGGATGATGACAGGAACTCCCGCTGCGCAAAACCCCACGGATGCTTATGGGCTTGCAAAACTCATAAACCCTAACGGAGTGCCGAGGTTCTTTGGTTCTTTCAAAGACCAACTTATGTTTAAGGTTTCACAGTTTACTTGGAAGGTAAGAGAGAGTGCCACTGATACAGTATTTAGAGCGTTGCAACCTGCGATACGGTTTACAAAAGAAGAGTGTCTTGATCTGCCCGAAATGATATTTACCAAACGTGCTGTAGAGATGACCGCACAACAAAAGAAATACTACAAACAACTTAAAGATAAGATGGTCATGGATATAACAGGTGAACAAGTTACCGCTATGAACGCAGCAGTGAGCCTTAACAAGTTACTACAAATATCAGCAGGTGCTGTGTATACAGATGACGGCGAAGTGTTAGAGTTTGACATCAGACATAGGTACAAAGTCTTACGGGAGGTCATTGATGAGTCAAGCCAGAAGGTGTTAATATTTGTACCTTTTAAACATGTCATTGATATATTAACAGATAAGTTGAGAGGCGAGAATATAACAACTGAAGTTATACGTGGTGATGTACCTGCCCACAGAAGGACAAGTATATTTAAAGATTTTCAAGAGTCCGTAGACCCTAGAGTTTTAGTTATACAACCACAAGCCGCTGCACACGGTGTCACGTTAACAGCCGCTAACACAGTAGTATGGTGGGGACCTACAAGTTCGTTAGAAACATACGACCAAGCAAACGCTAGGGTGCATAGATCAGGACAGAAGCACAAATCTACTGTAGTGCAACTGCAAGGGTCTGCCGCTGAAAGACACGTTTACAAGTTATTAGATAAAAGAATAAACGTTCACGCAAAACTTACAGATTTATACAAAGAAATACTTGACTAACGTATCATTAGTAACTATATGTTATATTCTGATAGTTAGAGGAGAGAGTTATGAAAGATATAACACCAGATAAGCTAGCAAAAGCTTACATTAAAATAAGAGCAGAACGATCTGCGTTATCGGCGCAGTTTAAAGAAACAGACGGCGACCTTTCAAGGAAGCTTGACCGTTTGAAACAGGCAATGCTTGACCATTGTGAGAGACACAATGCAGAAAGCGTAAGAACTTCTGAAGGATTGTTTTTTCGATCTAAAAAGACGAAGTATTGGACAAGTGATTGGGATGCTATGCACACCTTTATCAAAGAGCATAACGTACCAGAACTTCTTGATAAGCGTCTAAACCAGACCAACATAAAACAATTCCTAGAAGAAAACCCAACCTTAGTTCCAGACTCTTTAAACACTGAGACGGAGCTAGTAATTTCTGTGAGGAAAAAATGAACGAACCTTTTGTACCAATAGAAGATGTAGCTAAACACTTTAGTGTGTCTATATCGACTGTACGCGCTTGGGTACGTCAAGAACATATCCCTAAAGATACCTACGTTAAAATAGGTAATACTTATAGGTTTCGTGTTGGAGACGTAGCCGACGCATTAACTACTGCCGAAAAAAATAATAACAACGGTAGTGTGAAGACTGAAGACGATCTAGATTTTGTTGATCTAGACGAAGATATATAAATAGGAAGTGGAGAAGCGAATATGGAAACGTATATAATAAAAAATGTAGAGGCTCTTTGGCCTAAAATTAATACCACCTATCATTTTGATAGTAAGGTAAACAAGTCTATGCCTTGCGGTGCATTAGACGACGGTGCAGAATACTCTATACAATTTCGTATGGATGACGTTACCGCAAAGGCTTTATACATGGAAATGTCTAAGTCTTACCAAGCAAACAAGAAAGATAAGTGGGCAGAAAAGTTAGAGCGTCCATTTGTCAAAGACGACGAAGGTATGTTTACCCACAAGGCTAACTTGAAGGGTGCATATAGCAACAACAAAACAATCAAGCCTTTGCAAGTTGACGCACAGGGTACGAAGTTACCAGATGACTTCTTACTTACAACGGGTAGCACTGTGAATGTTGCTGTAACATTTAACCCTTATGACTTTGGCGGTAAGCAGAACGTAAACTTACGTTTGAAAGCTGTGCAGGTTGTTAAGTACGTACCTCTAGAGGATAGAAATCCTTTTGATACTGTTGATGGTTTTACCATAGAAGGGGATACAAACCCTTTTGAACAAGAAGCAACTCCTGCTCCTGTAGAAGAGGAGGAAGTTGTCGAAGAACCTAAGAAAGTTGTTAAGAAGTCGGCCCCACCCGCTACTTCTAGTGATGATGACTTGAGTGCAATAATTGATGATTGGGACTAATCATTAGCACTCCACCACGACTAGGTATTTACCGAAAGAATAATGTGTCGTATTCTGTCGTGGTGTCTTCGGCACTCATTATGGGTGGAGATTATGGAAACAAAAACATTTTTAGAAAATGTACTAGGGAGTGACGGATACTACAGCGTTCTAGCTTTTAATGATGAACGCAGAATACAGAAATTTTATGATTCTATTGATGCAGTTATGCATGCCGCAAACAACCTAGATACACAAAAGCTTAATACCTTTTACGGGCTAGCCACATTTAAAGATGGTAACAGTCGTAAGAGCGATAACGTACAGCACCTTAAGTCATTTTTCTTAGACTTAGATTGTGGAGAGGGTAAAGACTACCCAAGTCAAACAGAAGCAATCAACGCTCTGCGCGCATTCGTGAAGACGTTATCCTTACCTAAACCTGTTATGGTGAGTTCTGGGTATGGGGTACATGTCTATTGGATATTAGAAGATACCGTACATCCTGACGAGTGGACTCCTATAGCACTGCAACTCAAGAAGATGTGCGTAGAGCATGGATTGAGAGCTGACCCTGCGGTTACGGCTGACACGGCTAGAGTATTACGTGTGCC